GAAACACACTATCACGGCTACCACACCTTACGATGCCCCGTGACCGTACTCCAGGTTAGATAATGTGTTTTTATATGGCGCTCCTACGGGGATTTGAACCCACGCTTTCTGCCTTGAAAGGGCAGCGTCCTAGCCAATAGACGATAAGAGCGAAGTGTTTCCAAATTGTTAAAGATCAAAACTACAACAAAAAACCCCAAGTTTTTTAGACTTGGGGTTTGTATATTCTGTACAACTACTACTTACACAAACCCCATCCCATGACTATCTGAATTTAGGAATCCACCAATCTCAGGGCGATATCCTTCTGTCCATGTTGTCTGCGCTGGGTTTAACATTAACGATTTCATTTGTCTATTCTATCTTTATTTCTCTATTTTGTCAACTACTTTTTATTTATACAACATCTTCGTCGTAAATAGCTGTTCCTAAAGAAAATTTAATCATCTTTACAGATTCCCATCTAATGGAACGCCACTCTTGCTTATCTAAATCAAATACAGGTAATACTGTATCAGAAACCTTTCTTTTTGTCAACCCCTCTTGCATCGGTTGAACCACCTGCGGAATCTTTGCTGGATCCAAACTGCAATTCATTACCCGTTCACTACCATCTTTCTTAATAAACGTCACTTCCACATCTTCAGTCCTAAGTAACGTCCTAAACCAATTCTTTTTATATTCAGTCTTAAAATTAAACTTTCCCATTACTTTCACCTATCGCTTCCGCATATTGTTTAAGTTTATCTACTATACTACCCTTTAACAGTTTTGTCAAATATTTTTCAACAAAATCACCTGAATGTTCCGTTTTTCTTATTACACAGCCACCAAATATAGTTGGTCCTTTTGTAATATGTCCAATATAAACAGTAGGTTCTAACAATACAGCTTCAAAACATTCATCTAGTTCCAAAGGCTTTTTAAGATCAGTCATATCTTGTTTTAACAAAATAATATGCCATAGATCACCTAAAGGAGAACCTGATTCTACTTTATCACCTCTCTCAGAATCATTGTTATATTGCCAATAATAAAAATCAGTCCCCAGTCCATCATCATTTGCAAACGGAACAAAATAAAATCCATCATAGTCTTCCTGTTTTGCATGTCCTTTTTTAACAGGTACCTCATTAGTAATCATATGCACCGCGACGAAGCATATTCTTATCCTTCTTCCGATTATAAAGTTTCTTCAAAGGAACCACCCTTTGACGATATTTAGGTTCACGAACTTCCTTAGCATATTGATTACGCATTTTCCTAACCTTTAATTAAACTATAATAAATCGCCAAAATGGCAAAATAAATCGCAACATATGTCATTGCACGAATACGAAACATCATTGCACCAATAAACATTCCTAACATGAATGAAAATAAATTAGCACTCTGAAAGGAAATGTCTAAAAATGCAATCTTGTCCATTCTATCTTTGTTCCATTAAAACAAAATCTTCAGCAAAATCCTCGGCTTCCGAAAGATTAAAGAAATTAATAACCCTTACAACATACCCTTGTTCCATACATTGTGCTTTATACCTAAACGTACTTCCAATAGGATTAGCAATAACAAATGAAGTCTTAGAAGAATCTTCATTATAATACTCGGATATAATCATATTCATTATTTTTTAGATCCTTCAAAGATTTCATGCACACCAAACAATGTCGCAACAAATCCAATCCATGTGATAATCATAGGAATTACCAATGTCGTTTCTGGATTCATATCAACATAAAGAGATGCAGAAATACAACAAGACAGTCCCAAAATAAACCAGTTCATTTCAATGATCCTACATTAACAAATTGTAATTTAAGTCCAGTATCAAAGTTATGGAACATCGCATTAGGTACCACATCATCAACTAATACATTATGCTTTCTGTCAAAATGATGTTTGCAAAATGACATAAATGCGCCTTGCTTTCCACGGATACTCACAAAGTCTGTAATACTATCAAAATGGACTCCAGTGATAGCAGTATCTACTTTCATCATATCTTCAACAGAAGGAACCAATCCAAAATCAGTGCTTAATGCACGTTTAAGAAAAGGACGCAATCTTTTATCAAAGTCTACCTTATCTTTATCAGTCCAGATTGCAAAAGAAAAGATATGAACAGATTTAACACTGTTTTGTTGTATGAAGTCACGAACTTTTCCCGAATTAACAAGAAGCCCACTGTCCCATGAATCAATCACAGTCTCTTCTAAATCTAAAAATACGGTATCCATGTCTTTTCCTTATTTCAACAGCTTTAGTATAGCTTTTTTCGGTATTTTTGTCAAATAATAAGCATATAAGCTAAAATCTCTAGTGAAATCAACAAAATACACCATTCCAACAGTGTAAATTGACGAATAATCCAGTAATACCAGCTATATTTTGTCATTTTTTCGTGAAAACTAAGCATTATTTAATGGTTTTTGAAGAATCCGCTTTGTTTTTATCTTGTCTAATCTCAATAAACACAGGAAGAAAGAGACTTTCAATACCTGTCTTTACATCTTTGATTCTTGCATTGTATTTGATTGCACAGATACCGCCAATAATGTCTTTCTTAATGGAATCACGATCAATATCAGTGAATCCAGAACCGACTGATACATTAATAACATTATCAGATGATGCAAGTACAAGAGCCCCAAGCTTACCTACATTCTTTCCAGTACCTTCTTGCCATCCAACGATCTTAAGATCACATTCCAATTCACCTTTAAGCTTGATTTGGTGCTTGACACGCTTATTTTCCCATACAGAAAGCATATCTTTGACGATCAGACCTTCTTCACCTTTGGCCAGATATGATTCAAATAGTTCATTTGCTTCATCAAAGCTATCTATTGCATGAAATTCAACAAGTCTGATCTTTTCATTACCTTTTTCAAGCATTTTCATCAATGTCTGGAATCGATTTTCATAAACTACTTTACCTTTTCCTTTATTGAAGTCATCAAGAGTAATAATATCCCAAAGAGTAGCAGTTACCATTACAGCTTCTTCTTTGGTAATAGTACCTTTTAATGCTTTAGAAAGAATTCCATTTGATGTTTGTCTATTAAGAAACTTACCTTTACTGTCACAACAGATAAGTTCACCATCAAAGACTAGATTATTACCATTGGCCAATGCAAGGAATTCTTTCTCTAGATTACCTAAAAGATTCAATTCTTTACCATTTCTACTACGAAACTCAACAGTGCCATTTTTACAAATAGCATTGAATCGCATTCCATCAAGCTTCAACTGAGCAATGGCTGGAAATCTGATATATTTCTCTGATTTTTCATTATACTGTCCACACAGCATTACAGGATATTCTGGAATAAGACCTTTCCAAATCTTATTGACAGTTTTCTCTGAGACACCACACCGAAGATCCTTACTGAGAATCATAGCAAATACTTTTGCTTCATCTTCTGGTAATTGGCCAAGTGTCTTAGCTACTAGATTGATTGCTGCATTACCGGTAACATCACGATTAGCAAGCATGTCCAGTACATCAAAGATATATGTAAATGGTACTTTATCTTTAGATGAAATTGGATCAGGAATCTTACGAATGTAATAATTCCTCATTGGATTCAATGCAGCTTCAAATACTCGTATGAGTACCACATTGTTTTTGTTTTTAGTTAGAATAGACTCTTTTGCAAGTCTGGATGCATCATTAGCAAGATCATTAATAATGTTAAGTACCATAATGTTTTTCTGCTACACAAGCATTATACCGTGTAGTCAAACTCCTGTCAAGTGGTTTAATGGAATCAATAGGGACCAAAGATAAGCTTGTATCCAGTACGTCCTTCAATCATTTTCATTGCATCATTAAAAGGAACATTACGAAGGATAGTTTTCTTTGTACCAAAAATGGAAAGAATGACAGTAACAGTTACTTGATTATTCTTCATTTTCTGCCTTTGATACTGATAGAACTTCAAAACCTGTATTGGATTCAAAAATATCTATTGCATCCATGATACTTTCGGCATATACTTCTTCAACCGAATCACATTCCAGATTGCTATTATAATAAGTCACAAAATACTTGGATTGATTCATTTTAATTATCCCATTATTTAACAAAAAGACCAATTACATAACAGACAAGTAGTCCGAAATTAACAGTAATCATTCCTTTATCTCTGATCATTACGGCCCAAATCAGAAATAGAAATGCGGAAATATTTAGCAAGTAAATATTAATAGGATCAAAACGAAAAGAGGTAGCAAGCGCACCTCCAATACAGATAACCACTGCTATCCATTTAACGATGTTTTCTCTAGTCATGCAACTATTATACGAGAAAATCGGAATAATGTCAAGTGTGTTCTAAGTCATTGATTTTATTAGATAAATCTTCCAGAGCTTGTTTTGCTATTTCAGCACATGGGCCTAAAGTAATACAATGTAACTCTGGAAAATTATATGTATCTAAATTAACAATTCGTGTTAATATGTCTTTTATAAAAGATAGTTCGTTGTCACTCATGATTATCACCCAGTAATCATGAATACTTATATCATTTAGATGATTTTTCCTAGCTGTTCATAAAAAATATTTGAAAGAGTTTTATCAAACTTGGTCTTGTCACCTAAAACATATGATTCATAAAGATCATTCAAAGCATCTTTTTCTTTAAAAATAAAATAACCTCTCGCTTCAAGTTCTTCAATCAAATCATAATCATCAAATTCTTCCAAATCATAATCAACTTCTACTTCAACAGTTCTATAAGGCATTATTTGGCACCTTTCAATGTAAATTTCTTCAGATAATTTGCAGCTTGGCTCACATCAGTTATTTCTTTTTCTTCTAATATCTTCTTTGCTATTTCTTCTGCAATTGCTCTTTCAATTAATGAACTATAATAATTAAGTGTTTCATCATCTAATCTATTGGCCAATTCAGCAAGCCTATCATGAGGTAATGCAAATAATTCATTAATCAATTTTCTTTCAATGCTATTAAGAGGTTTCATTGTTAATCCTTTCTGGATTCCCATATAACATCATCATTACATCATATGCACAATCATGTACTGGATCATGTTTATAAACTTTAGCACCAGGATCAAATCCAGGAATCTTAACATATCCAGTTGTTGTTTCAAATATAAGATCAATAGCAGTTCTTACATCACGCCAACGATTATATGTGAAAATAGTAGGTAAATTCAATTGATCTTGTAAATCATCAAAAAGAATCTGATCCATATTACCTCTGGCCCAAACAAAATAATTAGACTCTTTCTTAGATGCAACCCATTCTTTAAATAATGTATATGCACCCTCAAACTTCATATCATTTTCATTAGGTTTAAATGATTTGTTCTTGACAATCTCCGATTGTTTTCCCCACCATTCAACTGTATTCAGATCAATATATCTATTTAATCTTTCTTTTTGATCTTTTGCATCCAATTTTACAAAAAATGCAGATTCACAAAGTTCTTCATAAGTGTATTTCTTATGAGGATCAAAATGAATACAAGCCCATGAAAGAATTACTGATGTGGATCTTTTACCTAATGTTTCAATATCAAAAATAAACATTTTTTTGTTTCATATTATACTCCAGACCCAGACCTAGACTTAGACCCAGACAAAGACCTAGACCAAGACCCAGACAAAGACCTAGACCTAGTCCAAGACCCAGACCTAGACCTAGTCCAAGACCCAGACCTAGACCCAGACCTAGACCCAGACCAAGACCAAGACCAAGTTCTCTTCAATTGCTTCATTACTTCATCATCAAAGAATTAAAATTGGCAGGAACCACAACAGTCTGCACTTTTCCATTCTTAATACCTTCACTGACATTCAATGCAGCTTGAGCATTCATATATGCAATACTCTGACTACTCTGATTAGCCAATGCATTCATTCGTTCAGCTTCCTTCTTAGCAGTCTGAACTTCTACTTCCTTACGTTGCAGTTCATTCTTGGCCTTGACCAATTCATTCGCACTAGCAACAATACTATCAGCAGGAAGAATGTTCTTAATCAAAACCTGACTGACAGTAATAATCCCATCAAGCTTTTCTTCATTCAAACTATGTTGAATATGCGTTTTAATACTTTCTTCCATTTTCTGCCGATTATCACTCATTGTCAATGCTTCATAATCCCGCGCAGACTTATAAACAGCATTCCGAGCAACCTGAGTAATGTAATTATACATCAGATAAATCTCACCATTTTCAACTGCATGGAATCCACGATTCATAGTTCCATAAATCTCACTCACCTGAGAAGGATTAATATTATAAACAACCACCATATCAAAGTCCTTCATGATACTGTTGTCTTTAGACAATGGCGTAAGATTTTCCAGAGTAGCATTCACGTTCTTAACAGGAAACATCAATA